TTGAATTTAATTCTACTTATCCATTTATTTCTATTTTTAGTAACACCTCTAAGTCCACTCTTGGCTCTAGTGACTGTTTTATGTTGTTTATTTTGTTTTTCAGTGCACTCTCTTAGATTTTCTCTTCTATTATCTAATCTATCACCGTTTATATGGTCTACCTGCATTGTACTGTCTGGCTCAAGTAATAATCTGTGCATATACATTGTTTTACGTCCACCAAAACTACACACATTAGTACAAGCATACCCATTATGAATACACCAAGTAAAACATTTCAGATATTCATAATCCTCTTGGTCAACTTTAATTTTAATTCCTTTCTTTGTCTTCAACTGCATCTGTTTTATATTAAATTTAAAAATTGTTGTGCCACTTTTTTGTAATCGTGGTCTTTTATCTGTTTACTTAAATCTTTATACTCCCAATTACCTTTTTCGTCATATACGCTAGTCTTTAAACCCATAGCTGTTGCTTCAAAAGTGACTGTTCCTTCAAATATACCAGCTACTTCGTCTGCTCGTTGCATATATGGGACTAGATTAGCGTCTGATGGTAGTAATTTGACGTTTTCTGGCGTTTCTACGCCATCTAAGCCACCTTTATCATCTCCTATCATTACGACCTCTATATCGTCGTTTATTGCACGATTTATAAGGTCTAATAACATAGGTTTCCTAAGCCAGTCTTTTGTGCAAGGCACTAATACTGTATATGTTTCGTGAGGTATTAATTCTTTGTTGTATTTTTCTAAATCTATTGGTATTGGTATTATTTCACCACTTTCGTTGTGATGTTCAAACACTTCTGCTCTTGGTGCTATATATCCTGCTAATCTATCATCTAATATTGGTCTATCAAGGTCGTGTTTTGAGTGTAGTAGATTATATGCCTTACCATCTGCGTAATCTAGTACACCAGCTGTCATAATCTCTGCTAATACTATCAAATCGTAATCATCAGCGTATCTATTAGTTATCATTGGCACTAACTCTACTCCTAAGCTCTCAAACATTGGCTTAATCTTTCCACCTATACGTGGTGCTGTTGCCACAACCTCGTGTCCTAGCTCAACTAGCCCTTTAGCTAGATGATAAGTATACATTGGTTGACCTGTTAGTGATTCTAGCTCCATTGAAGCTAATAGTATGTTCATATATATATTGCTTGATATATTGACTGGGGAAAATCTGGGTTCTTTCTAGTATCTGATACCTGTAGTTTAAACTTTTTTAAATATTTGTTTACCTTTTCTAAATCCCACAAACTGTAATGCTCTGCTCCTAGCTGTTCATCAAAGTTTACGCTGAAATATAGTTTGCCCTTTGGTTTTAAAACTCTTCGTATCTCACTAAGCATTTTCTCTGGGTTTGGTGTATGGTCTATTACGTTTACACATAATATCCAATCAAATGAGTTTCTTTTAAAGCCTAGTTTTTCACCGTCCATACAAATATGTGGTGTCTTGTACTTTCTTTTTGTTATCTTTTTGTACTCGTTCATTAATGGGTCAATAGCTATAACATTATCTTGTCCCTCAAATATTGATACTATGCCACAACCTACGTCTAACCCTTTACCTTCCATTTTTTTAAAAAACTTTGTCTTGTAGATAAGACTTTCTGATAACATCTTATCTAAATTAACTGTCTTATTTATATTCTTCCAAAACTTTAATTCTAGTTTTTGTTTATCGTTCATATTACCAGTTGGTGTTAAAATGTTTTGTCTGTACTTCTTCTTTTGCTCTTTTTTTATCTAAGGTGTTAAAGTCCGAATTTTCTCTTATTCTGTAATGAAACAATGGCTCTGGTAGATGATATGCTGAACAACCCATATCTTTCGCTGTCCACCAGAAGTCCCAGTCTGCAAAGTTGTATAGCTTATGGTCATAGCCACCTATCTTGTCCCACACGCTCTTTTTAACTAATGATGTTATATAGGGTATGGTATCTTCCTCTATGCTATCATTCCACTCTCTAGCTACTACTATATTATTCATAGCACCGAATCGTTTCATATCAGTATAGACTATATCTACGTCCATCTCCTCCATAGCTGATACTGTCTTTTCTAAAAAGTCTGGTGTTATTAAGTCGTCATCACATAAAACTAATATGTAATCACCTGTAGCTCTTGCACCCATCTCGTTTATTTTGTCTGACCTTTCTTTTCGTGTGTATTGGAATTTAACATCATAACCACTACATATCTTTTCTGCTCCACTACCTCGTATCTCTGTAGCTATTAGATGTTCAAAGTTTCTATACGTCTGTGCCTGAACCGACTTGATAGTTTTTTCCAAGTATTTAATATTCTTCCAAGTCGGTGTAATTATTGATACTTTATTTTTCATCTACTTTACAGTTATCACACTCTTCGTTTACTTCACACTCACAACCATCTTGAATGTCTTTTACTTTTTCTTCTGCTTCTATTTTTTTAAGTGCTTCTTTTTTTTGTGTGCGTATGGCTTCTCTATACTCTTCAATTCTATCTGATATAAATACTTTTAGCTTACCATCTTCGTATTTAACTTCGGTAATAACCTCAAACTCTTCTAATTTAATTTCGTTTAGGTCTAGTAATGGAGCTGATTTGTCTTTGTATCTTTCCATTTTGTGTCCTAGTTTCTTTAGCTCTTGTACTAGTTTTTCTCTTTTACCGTCTACTACTCTAGCTTCTGTTACTACTTCACCACGTTTGATTAGTAAATCTTTTAGCTCGTCGTTTTCAATTACTTCGTATCTTAGTGATTTTGGTAAAGCTAGTTCTTCTTTTTTATCTTCTTTTGTCATAATTATTGATTAAGTTTATTATATGCTTCTTCCCACTTATAGGCGTTGTCTTCTATGTTGTAGTTATCAACTACATAGGTTCTAGCATTTCTGCCTAGTTTCCTCCGTAGTTGCTTATCATTTATCAGAGCTTCTACTTCACGTCGCCAATCTTCGTGTGTAGATACTAACCTACCCAGACAACCGTGCTTATTCTTGACACCTAAGTCATAATCGTATGGACTTAGTCCGTCGTGAAAGCTACTAGCTACTATCGGTATTTCGCACATTGACGCTTCCAAAAACTTTAGATTGCTCTTACACCTGTTAAAGTAATTATCTTTTCTAGGTATCAGCATTATATCTAGTTCTAAGCCATTCAATGTACTCATATACTCGCTCATCTCTACCCAAGGGGCGTGTTCTATATCTACACCGTTCCAAAAGTCGTATTCCTTATCTAGTAAGCCAGATAATTTAGGATTAGCCTTCTGTTGTTTCTTACTGTGTAGTCCAAATAGAACTAATGTTATATCTTTTCTTTCGCTTAACTCTTTTAGATAACTCTGTATCACTTCAAAGTCGTTGTAATAAGCTACGCTATTTACTATGCCTATTCTAACTTTCTCACCCTCGTTACGTTTAGGCTCGTCCCAGTCCATCACATCTATATAATTTGGTAAAACCTCTACATTTTTATTAAGTTTTTTGTACTCTTCTGCTAGAAAGTCAGTTGTGGTTGTTACCATATCTGCGTTTCTTACAAATGAATCAATAAAACCGTTCTTAATGTTGTAGTTTTCTTCAAAATTATCCGAGTAAATGTTCTGCGTGTGCCTGTCATCACCTGTTTTGAAAGTATCGTCGTTATCAAATACTATCTTTTTGCCTAGTTTCTTTAGTAGTACAGCTGTTTTATGGTGTTGTAGTGTATCTGCTCTGTGAAATACAGCTACGTCTGTCTTCATAAGGTCTTCTCTAACCTGTGTTGGTAATTTTCTACCCTTAGTTAGACTATCTACGTCACCTTTCCAACCATTGTGCCACATTGGGAGTAAGCACCTGACATAGTTGCAACCCATATATGCACTACCTATATAATATATATTAGACATATCGTTTATTCCTCTTTACTTCCTGCTGTCGTTTCTGCTTCTGTAGGAATGCTCTCCTCTTCTCCACTCGTTCCCACGTTAGTATTTCTCCGAATATGTCTTTGCATACCACTTGGTTTACCGAACATTTTTTCTCTTGTGGTTGGTTTTCCATATTTGTCTATAAATACTTTAACTCGTTTTGTGATTTTGGTTGTTACGGTCATATAATTTCCTTTCTCACAGACGTTGGTATAAGCTGTGAACTCTACCAACGAAAGCAAATTAAGATTTAATTCGTTTTATTTCTATGAAGCTGTTGCTATCCATACACCACTTGTATCTCTGTTTTCAATAACACCGTATTGAATGTCAGCAGTTACAAGAGTTGATAGGTATTCTGGGATATAGTTAGCTTGTACTCTTACAGGAGTATGAGCCATTACTAAAGCGTCTTTAGCAGCCATAGCGTTTTGAGCAGAACCAGTAGTTGCACCGATTCTTGAACTTTCGTATACAGGGATTCCGTATACTTTACCGATAAAGCCTTTAGTTGCACTATTTACACCAGATTCGTTAGCTAATACAAATCTATCAATAGCCATTAGGTCAGTCCAAGCTGCCTTTGGTGATAGGAATAAAGCTACGTCATCTAAATCTACGTTAGCTACTCTTAACTGTTGGATAGCTGAACGTATATCACTATCTACCATAGCAGCTGCAGATGTACCAGCTGTTTGTGAGAAGTTATCAAACAATGCGATTAAAGCGTCTTCTAATACTGCAGCTACTGTATAAGCAGCGTTACGTGCATAGATTTCTTGTGCATTGTATGAAGCTAGAACCAATCTTGATTCTCTGTCTTCAATAGCGAATGAACACTCATACCAAGTAGTAACTGTTAAGTCAATATTAGTATCAGTATTTGCGTTAAGAGTTACAGCAGTAGCAACGGTTTTGCTATTAGCTGTCATCTCTGTTACTTGTGGGATATGAAATATATCTCCACCTTTTGTTAGTTCGTCGGACAAGTCCCAAAAGTGATTTGTTACCACTAATTTGGCTCTTAGAAAGTCATTAATTTTATCTGTCCAGATTTCAGGAATGACGTTTGCAAGAGTTGTACTTGTCATTGTTGTTGTAGGAAATGCCATACAATATCTTTATACAACCTACCCGTTCATTTCTTTTTGGATTACTGCTTGAGCGTGTGCTTTGTGTTCCTCTTCCGTCATCTTAGAAGTATCAACCTTCTTAGCTTCAGGAGAGCCATTACTTGCACCCAGCTGTGCGTCTGACGCTTTCTTCTTTGCTTTCTCTCCCTCTCGGAAAGTAGTAAAGAGGTCGTCTTTAACTGCTTCTGAAAAAGTCTTGTCTTGTCCTTTCATAATAGTTTCAAGGACTTTATATTCTTCATCAGTTCCTCCAGTAGAATAGAACTTTGAGATGTCTTTAACATCTGGTTGCGTTGAATTATCAGGCGTACCAGCTTTAGGCTTAGGTTTTTTAGTCCTAGCATAGAGCTGTTTGTTCTTGTCGTCTAACTCTGCTTTCTCGTCCATAAGACGTTCGGCATAGTCTTTGTGACTTTCACCCTCTTGTTGCCCATCAAGTAAGGTTACAGGCTCTTCGGTGCCACCGTCTTTTTGAGAGGTTTGCTCCTCAACTGGAGTATTCTCCAAGTTTTCATCTTCCATAGAAGATATTATTGTATTCCGATTAAGAGTCGGAAGAAGCTCGTCCTAGTATTTAAGAGGTCTAGGAACTCTATTTATAACTTTTATTAC